GGTGATATAGTATTTTACAATGAATATGTAGAATTTTATGAAAAAACCCATATTAAAGAACCTATGGAAAGACGAGGAGCAGACCAAAACTTATGGGTTTGGGAATCCCCCGATTATTCTAGAGATTATATGGTCATAGCGGATGTCGCTAGGGGTGATGGAAAAGATTTTTCTACTTGCCATGTTATAGATGTTGAAAGTAATGTTCAGGTAGCTGAGTATAAAGGACAATTAGGTACAAAAGAATTCGGCCATTTGTTAGTTGGTTTAGCTACAGAATATAACGAAGCTTTACTTGTAATTGAAAACGCAAATATAGGATGGGCTACTATACAAGTAGCTATAGATAGAAACTATACTAACCTCTACTATTCACAAAAGAGTGACTCCCCAAATGCTGATTCGTATTTTGACAAATATCAAGACCACTCCAAAATGGTAGCTGGTTTTACTATGTCATCTAGAACACGTCCTATGATAATAGGTAAATTCCAAGAGTATATAGCTGATAAGGGAGTAACGATACAATCAAAAAGATTGATAGAAGAAATGAAAGTGTTTATTTGGAAAAATGGTAGAGCGGAAGCACAAACCGGATATAACGATGATTTAGTTATGCCGTTTGGTATTGCAATGTATCTTAGAGATACGGCCTTAATCCAAAGACAACGTGGTTTAGATGCAACCAGAAATGCATTAAATAATATATCAGTAAATAGAACTTCATACCAAGGAGGTCATTTTTCAAAAGGTGCGGATAATCCATACCATATGAAGACAGAAAATGGCGATGAAGATATTAGTTGGTTAATCAGATAATATTTATAATAATAATATAATAAAATGGCAGAAAAAGGCTTATTTAGTAGACTACAGAGATTATTTTCAACAGACGTAATTATTCGTAATGTTGGTGGAGATCAAATAAAGGTAATGGATAGTAACCAAATCCAAACCAATGGTAATCTAGAAACTAATTCACTTATAGATAGGTTTAATAGAATTTATTCTACTAACCCAACATCTTTATACGGATCACAATTTAATTTTAACTACCAATATCTTAGACCTCAATTATATTCAGAATATGATGTAATGGACCAGGATGCAATTATAGCTTCGGCTTTAGATATTATAGCAGATGAGTCTACCTTAAAGAATGATATGGGTGAAGTGTTATCTATTCGTTCATCTAATGAGGCAATTCAAAAAGTACTTTATAATTTATTTTATGATGTTTTAAATATTGAATTTAATTTATGGGCGTGGGTTCGTTCAATGGCAAAATATGGCGATTTTTTCTTAAAGTTAGAAATTGCTGAAAAGTTTGGAGTATATAATGTTATACCTTACAACGCATACCATATTGAAAGACAAGAAGGACAAAATATTGCAAACCCTGCAGAGGTAAGATTTAAGTATTCACCAGATGGTTTAGTAAATCCTAGTTCTGGTATGTATTCAACACCAGGTCAAAGGGATAACGAAAATGGTATTTTCTTTGACAATTATGAAATGGCACATTTTAGATTAATTGGTGATACTAATTACCTTCCATATGGTCGTTCATATCTTGAGCCTGGACGTAAATTGTTTAAACAATACACATTAATGGAAGACGCTATGTTAATACATAGAATTGCACGTGCTCCTGAAAAACGTATTTTTTATATGAATGTAGGTGGTATACCTCCAAATGAAATTGATGCTTTTATGCAAAAAACAATTTCTAACATGAAGCGTACACCTCATATGGATGAAAAAACAGGTGAATATAATTTAAAGTATAATATGCAAAACATGATGGAGGATTTTTACATCCCGATTCGTGGAAATGATACAACAACAAAAATTGAAACAACACCAGGATTAACATATGATGGTATTCAAGATGTTGAATATTTAAGAGATAAATTATTCGCTGCTTTAAAGGTACCAAAAGCGTTTTTAGGATATGATGAAAATATAGAAGGAAAAGCAACATTAGCAGCCGAAGATATTCGTTTTGCACGTACAATTGAACGCCTTCAACGTATTTTAGTATCTGAATTAAATAAAATTGCATTAGTACATTTATATTCACAAGGGTATAGAGATGAAGCACTTACTAACTTTGATCTATCAATGCAAACACCATCAATTATCTTTGAACAAGAGAAAATTGAGCTAATGAAATCCAAAACCGAATTAGCAACGGCATTAATGGAGAAAAATTTACTCCCAACAGATTGGATATATGATAATATCTTCCACCTATCAGAAGATCAATATGATGAGTATAGAGACTTAATCCGTGCAGATTCAAAACGTAAATTCAGAAATGACCAAATAGAAGCTGAAGGTAATGACCCAGTAGAAACAGGTAAGTCATATGGTACACCACACGATTTGGCCTCATTGTATGGTAAAGGAAGAACAGCATCAGATCCAGGTAATGTACCTGATGGTTATAATACAGATGCTGATTTAGGTCGTCCTAAAGATTCAATATCTAACCACGGGACACAAGACAGTAACTTTGGTAAAGACCCACTAGGAACTAAACGTATGAAAGATACTGATAAAAATGATTCATCTAATAGTAGAACAGATACCAACAAATCAGGGTTAGCTTTAGAAAACACTCAAATATCTTATTTAAAAAATAGGGATATGTTCAAGAAAATGAATGAAAAGGTATTAATATTTGAACAAGATAAAGACGATAGTACACTTTTAGACGAAAAACAATTAAAGGAGTAAAAATTCTTTCATATTTATAACAAAATATATTTTTTTAGATGAAAATCAAGCATTCAAAGTACAAAAACACGGGAATTTTATTTGAATTATTAGTACGTCAAATTACGGCTGATACTTTAAAAGGAGGAGATTCACCTGCTATCGATATATTAAAAGAATATTTCGTTAAAACCCCTTTGGGTCGAGAGTATAAATTATATGAGTCTGTTTTAAAATCTAAGGTTTTAAATGAAGGCAGAGCTAATATGGTAGTTAGTACTATATTGGAAACCTCAAAAAGTTTTAATCGTACTACTTTAAAAAAACAAAAATATAATTTAATTAATGAAATCAAAAAACACTATGATGTAGATGTATTCTTTGGTTCTAAAATTACAAATTATAAAGAATTAGCAGCCTTATATACCTTAATTGAAGGGTATAATATTAGTGGTAACACAAATGCTACTCAACTAATTGAAAATAAAATAACCTTACTAGAACATTTAACTAAACAAGAAGTAAATACTAAAGAAGTTAAAGAAGATGTTCTTAAAGAATTCCAAACATACGATAAAGATTTAAGAATTCTTACTTATAAAGTTCTTCTAGAAAAATTTAACAGTAAGTATGATAATTTATCAAACGAACAAAAACTAGTCCTTAAAGAATATATTAATTCAGTAGATTCTACCCCAGGTTTAAGAAATTTTTACAATAGTAAAATAAATGAGTTAAAAACTATTCTAAGTAAAGAATCTAAAGGTATTAAAGATAAAGTTACACAGATTAAAATTACTGAAGTATCTAAATTTTTAGTGGAATTGGGCAAAACATCTAAAGTTGATAGTGATAATTTAGTTGATTTATTACAATATTATGAATTAGTAAAAGAAATCAAATCTACCAATGGCGTACAAATATAAACTTAAAGAAATTGAAGTAGGTGATGTAAAGATTGATAATGGTACTAAATCTACTGTTACCGATATTGACCCAGCAACGGGTGCTATATCTTGGTCTCTTTCTCAAATACCTAATATAGATAGACTACTTGACGAATCTGATGATTTAGTTAAAACTGCTAAAGGTGTATATCAAAAAGTTAAAGATGATAAAGTATTTTTAGATATTTACAAACAAGCTAGATCCCTTAGAAACGTTATTCGAACCCATACTAGAAACAACTACCCCGAAGAATATAAAAAATCTAGAGGAGTAAATGAAGAGGGTGTTGATGAAATGTCTACATCAGGTGGTGCCGGTGCTTATTTAACTAAAAATGCTTTTAAAAAACCCAAAAAACAAGAAAAATTACCTGAAGGTATAGGAGCAACATTAGGTCCTGGTCCTAAATCATCTGAAGAAGGTGTAAAAGATAACTATTATGTTAAAAAATTCGCTTATAAATTAGTACCTAAAGACAAAAACGGTAACTATGTACAAAAGGGCAGTGGTTTAGAGGTAAAAAACTTTTAATATGTATAAGTATAAAGTAGTAGAACAAGAAGAAAAAATAAATAAATTCCATGATGAACGTATCATGGCTTTTGACTCCTTAGAAGCTAGATTAGAAGATATAAAAAAAGTATTACGTCAAAGCAAAATTGAAACCATTAAATATTATAGAGAAAATCCAAATAGTTACGCAGTAGTAACAGGAACGGATTTAATCAACGATTACATAAACGATATAGAAACTTTATTAAATAACCAATAATGAAAAAAGCAGAAAAACTATTTAAGGAATTAATCAATGAAAACTACATTGACCTTAAACCTATTAATAAAATTGAAGCAACACCAAAAACTTCATTTGAAATTAAATTCGCAAAATATTTAGCTGAAGAGGCAAAAGCTGTGGAGAAAAAAACAACTAAAGAAGTTGATGAAGTTAATGAACATGGTTTTGATGCTAAAGATAAGTCAAATTTAGATAACCAAATTGGACAAGAAGTACAAAATGGTGTTTATTTTGAAGCAAAACAAAATCCAGATAAATCTATTGCTGAAATTAAAGAAATAGTTTCTAAAAATTTAGAAAAAGATGGACAATACTATATGAAGAATGCTGCATTCGGAGTTGAAGGATTGGGATATCAAGAAGCTGAATTAGAAGAAGTTTCAGGTAAATACGCATCTAGCGGATACTCAGATAAACTAAAAAAAGTAGTTAAAGAATCTTTAATTAAAGAAAATTGGGGTTCATATAATAACGAAGTAAAAGAAGAAGAAGAAGTAGAAGCTCCAAAACCAACCAAACCTAAAAAAGCTAAAAAAGAATCAATCGATTCTAAATTAGCTGAAATTGGAAAGCAAGGTGATGTAGTTAAAATGGAAGCTCAAATTAATTTCTTAGATGAAATTATTGAAGAAAAAAATACACGTTTAAGCTCAATAGCAGAAGATGAAAACTTATCTGAATTAGTAGATAAGAAGAAAATGAAAGATATGCAAAAAGAAGTTAAGCTTTTAGAAAAGAAAAAAGCTCAAATGGAAAAGGTATATGAAAAAATGTGTGGGCAAAAGTATACTAAAACCGAGATTGTAGACGAAGCAGATGATGTAGAAGTAGAAGAAGTTGCTGGTTTAGAACATGGAGAAGTACAAATATAACATGAACAAAAAACTCTTAATAGAAACCCATACAGTTAAACTGTCATCTTCTGTATTAACCGAAAGTGTTAATAAAGAAAATGGTAATTTACTTGTCGAAGGGATACTAGCGACTGCCGAAGTAAAAAATGGTAATGGTCGTTACTATTCAAGAGAACTATGGGAACGTGAAATGGATAGATACTCTCAAATCGTTAAAGAAAGACGAGCAATGGGAGAATTAGACCACCCTGAATCTCAGGTAATTAACCTAAAAAATGTATCACATCTAATATCAGAGTATTGGTGGGATGGAGATAATGTAATGGGTAAAATAGAAGTATTACCAACACCATCAGGAAATATACTTAAAGAACTAATTAAAGCAGGTGTTACAGTAGGTGTATCATCT